CGTATCGGCCGGCGCCTGGAGGCGTTGCACAGCGTGGCGTTTGATCGGGTGGTGTCGGATGAGGTGAAGGTGGCGGCGTCTCGGGAGGGCTGGTCGCTGGATGGTGTTGGCGATCAGAAGGCTCGCGAGGTGTGGGCGGTGTTGGCTCCGGTGGTGCGTCATGCTGCGGTTCAGTTCGAGGCGGCGGTGCGGGCGGCGGAGCGTGTCTTGTCGGCGGGGGATGGGGCGGATTCGTCGTTGCGGGGGACACTCCTCGGGTCCGAGGAGGGCGAGTCGGCGTCGGAGGAGCTTGAGCGGTTGCGGGAGCGTCAGGCGCGGCGGATTGCTCGGGGCGAGTTCGATCCGGGTCGTTCGGAGCCTCAGCCGAAGGTTGGGAGGCGAGGGTGATTATCGATAGATCCGCTCAGGTTCGGCCGGGATTGTTGCGCCGGGTGTTGCTGGCAGCGATGGAGGGGGCGCTGCACGTTGCTGAGCACCCGTGGCGCTACTCGCCCCGTTGGCAAGCGCGACGGTTGCGGGGCTGGTGGACCGCCCCATTCCGCACGCGGGTCGACTTCTACGAGCACACGCGCATCGAGCACAGGGTCTTCCCGTACAAGCTCAGGGTGAGCGTGGTGGAGTCGGCGCAGGAGCGGATTGACCGCGGTGGATTGGTGCGCTTTCCGGCTGGCACTTTCCACCTGACCTCGCCGCTCATGGTCACGCGGCCCCACACGACGATTCAGGACGCCCACCTCGCTGTGCATGGAGCGCACGCGATCGAAGTGCCGCACGCTTCCGGCGAGGAGGTCGACCGTGGATAGGTCGGGAAGCGAGCGGGAACCGTACTGCCCGCTGTGCGACTACGACCGTCACATCTGCCCTGGTTGCGGCGTCGGTGTCGACCATGGACAGGTGGCGTGCAAGCGCCCGCCCTGCGTATCGGCAGAGCCACAATCCGGCGAACCTCGTGAGGCGCCGTGATCGGCTGGTGCGTCCACTGCGACACCCGCAGGTCGGTGCGCCGGTCGGGCCTCTGTGACGCGTGCAACGCGTACCTCGCGAAGTACGGCCGGCTCCCATCGGCGCGCGTTCTGCGTCGTCGCCTCGAGCGTGACGAGGAGCGCCGCCTGGCGAGGGTGCTTGACAGACGCTGGTGGCCTGTGTGTAACTCTTCTCAGGCTGGGATTCGTGTGGGTGGGGATCGGTAGGTGGTCGAAGATGCCTGGTCCCACTCCGAAGCGTTCCGATCAACGCCGCCGCGCGAACAAGCCTGAGGTGCCGATCGACCGGGTGGCTGCCGCCGCCAAGGTGTCGATCCCGGCAGCGTCGAAGGACTGGCATCCGGCCGCGAAGCGTTGGTACCAGTCGCTTCGCCGTAGCGGTCAGGCGGCCTTCTACGAGGAGTCGGACTGGGCGACGGCGTGGGTTGTCGCCGAGTCGATGAGCCGAGAGTTGAACCCGCAGCCGATCGTGTCGAAGGACGGAGACGTGGTGATGGTCGAGCAGCCGCCGAAAGGCGCGTCGCTCGCCGCCTGGCTGAAGGCGATGACCGCGCTGATGGTCACCGAGGGCGACCGGCGCCGCCTGCGTCTCGAGTTGGTGCGCCAGGGCGCGGAGGAGGCGAGCGACGATGTCGTCACCGAGCTCCGTGTTGTCGCCGAGCGCCTCCAGAAGTCCAGCTAGCCGCCTCGACACACTCCCGACTGTCGTTCCGACTCTCACGCTCGGCTGGGAGGCCGCAGCGTGGGCGCACCGCTGGCTGCGTCAGCCGAACGGGCCGAACGCCGGCCAACCGTTCCGGCTCACCGACCGCCAACTGCTCTTTCTCCTGCACTGGTACGCCGTCGACGAGGACGGCCGTTGGCTCTACTCGCATGGCGTGCGCCGCCTGGCGAAAGGCTCTGGTAAGTCGCCGTTCGCCGCAGCGTTGGCGTTGATCGAGTTCTGCGCCCCGGTACGCCTCGAGCGGTTCGACGATCGGCAGCTCGGCGGCTGTCGAGGCAAGCCGGTGGCGATGCCGCTGGTGCAGATCGCGGCGACGGCGGAGTCGCAGACGGCGAACACGATGCGCATGGTCCGCGCGTTCGCTCCGAAGGGTTCGCCGGTCGTCGAGGAGCACGGCCTCGACCCGGGGAAGACCCGCTACTACAAGCTGCCCGAGGGGACGCTCGAGATCATCACGTCGTCGGCGACCGCAGCGGAGGGTGCGGAGGCGAGCTTCACGATCGGCGACGAGACCGAGCATTGGAAGCCGGCGAACGGTGGCGTCGAACTTGCTGCGGTGCTGCAGGACAACCTCGCGAAGTCGGGGTCGAGGATGTTGGAGACCTCGAACGCGTGGGTGCCGGGCGCCGACACGGTCGCCGAGGGCACGTGGGATGCGTGGGTCGCCCAGGAGGAGGGCCGCACCCGCGGGAAGACTCGCATCCTCTACGACGCTCGCATAGCGCCACCCGAGACGGACATGGCGAACCCCGAGTCGCTTCGCGCTGCGCTCGAGTGGGTGTACGAGGACTGCTCATGGCAGGACGTGCATCCGATCATGGAGCGCATCTGGCGGCCCGACGCTCGGCCTGACGACTCGAAACGCAAGTACCTGAACTGGCCGACCGTCGCCGACGACGCGTGGATCACACCCCAAGAGTGGGCGGCCCTCGCCGACGGCTCGCGAAAGGTCACTGCCGCCGACGAGATCGCCGTGTTCTTCGACGGGTCGAAGTCGCGGGACGCTACGGCCCTCGTCGGCTGCCGCCTCTCTGACGGCCATGTGTTCGTCATCGACGTGTGGGAGCCGGACACGGCGCACGACACCGACAGCGTCGTTCCTGTCGAGCTTGTGGATCTGCGGGTGGCGGAGCTGGCGTCGGGCAGGTTCGGCCGGGTGGTCGGGTTCTTCGGTGACGTTCAGGAGTGGGAGTCGTTCGTCAAGATCGAGTGGCCGAAGCGGTTTCCCGACTTGCGGGTTCAGGCGGTGCCGAACGGCAAGGATCCGCAGTCGGTTGCGTGGGATATGCGGTCGCACACGATGGAGTTCACTCGCGCGGTCGAACTGGTCGAGGCGGAGATCCGCGACGGCTTGTTCACTCACGACGACCATCCGGTGCTCGCCAGGCATGTGGCGAACGCTCGCCGGCGGCCGAACCGCTACGGCGTGTCGGTCGGCAAGGAGACGCCGAGTTCGCCGAGGAAGATCGACGCTGCTGTGTGCATGGTCGGCGCGCGCATGGTCCGCCGGCTGGCGCTGGCCGCCGAGCCGCGCCGAAAGCGGAGCGGCACCGTCTGGTAGCTGCGAGGAGGTGAGGTCGGATGGCTCTGTCCCGTGAAGCCGCAGTCGAGGTCGTCAAGGGCAGGCTGTGGCCTCTCCTCGTCGCCGAACGCGAACGCGTAGCCCGGATCGATCGGTGGATGCGGTGGGATCACGACGACCCGCACCGCCCGCGGCACGCGACGCAGGAGTACCGCGACCTCGCGAAGCGTGCGCAGGCACCGTGGGGGCGTCGCGTTGTCACCGCCGTCACCGACCAGCTGTACGTCGAGGGCTACCGGCCGGCTGCGGCGTCGGACAACGCCGAGTCGTGGGCGTACTGGCAGGCGAACGGGCTCGACGCCCGGCAGATCGCCATTCACGAGGCTGCGGTCGGCTACGGCCTCGCCTACAACGTCGTGCTGCCCGGCAAGTCGTGGTTGGGCGACCGGATGCCCGTCATTCGCGGGCTCGACCCGTCGCAGATGGTCGCCGTGTACGCCGACCCGGCGTGGGACGACTGGCCCGAGTACGCGCTGCGCGCCGAAGGATCCCGCGTGGGTGGCTGGCGGCTCCGTCTCTACGACGACGAGCTCGTCCACCAGCTGATCCTCTCCTCGTCGGGCGACCGCCTCGAGTACCGCACCGCACAGGCGCACGGCCAGGGTGTGTGTCCGGTGGTGCGGTTCACGAACCACCTCGATCTGCGAGGCCGCGCGGACGGCGACGTCGACCCGATCATCCCGGTGCTCGGCCGGATCGATCAGACCGTGTTCGACCGTCTCGTCGTGCAGCGATTCGCGTCGTGGAAGGTGCGCTACATCGCCGGCATGGCGAAACCAGAGTCCGCCGACGATGCCGCCGCCGAGCGGTTGCGGCTGAAGGTCGAGGATCTCCTCGTCGCCGAGGACCACGACACGAAGTTCGGGACGCTCGAGGAGACGCAGCTCGCTCCGTTCATCGAAGCCCACGACGCCGACGTGCGCGCGCTCGCCGCGCTGTCACAGTCGCCGGCGCACGAGCTGGTCGGCACGATGGCGAACCTGTCAGCCGAGGCGCTCGCGGCCGCCGAGGCGTCGCTCACTCGTCGGGTGACGCGGGTGAAGCATCCGCTGGGTGAGGCGTGGGAGCAGACGCTGCGCCTCGCGGCGAAGGTGATGGGCGACAACGACGCAGCGAAAGACATCGCGTCGGAGGTGACGTGGCGCGACATGGAGTCTCGGTCGCTCGCTCAGGCAGCGGACGCGCTCGGGAAGCTCGCAACCATGCTTGGCGTGCCCGTCGAAGTGCTGTGGGAGAAGATCCCCGGCTGGACGCAGCAGGACGTCGAGCGGGCGAAGACGATCGCCGCCGAGGGCGGCGGCCTCGACGCGCTGCTCCGAGAACTCGCCGACGGGCAGACATCTCCCGAACTGGTCGGGTGACGCGTGGCGGCCACCGTTGAGGCTCGGCGGCTCACCGAGGCGCATCGGCTGGCGCAAGCCCGGCTGGGCGTCGCGACCGCCCGCCAGATCCTCACCGTGTGGCCGCTCCTCAACGTCGACGACCTGGACCGCACGTTCGACCGCTGGCTCCTCGTCGCCATGCGCCTCGTCCAAGCACAACGACGTGCGTCGGCGTCGCTAGCCGCCGGCTACCTCACCGCGTTCCGCACCCTCGAGCTCGGCGTCACCGAACCCACCACCCCAACCCTCGCCGACACCATCGACGAGAAACGCCTCACAGCGTCTCTGCTCTCCGCCGGGCCGGCCGTCGTGAAACTGTCCATCGCACGCGGCCTCACGCCCGCGAAAGCATCCGAAGCCGGGCGTGTCGCGAGTGCCCGTTCGGCGTTGCGCCACACCCTCAACGGTGGCCGCGAAACGATCGTCGCCACCGTCGAATCCGACCGCAGCGCGCTCGGCTGGGCGCGGGCAACCTCCGGCGCCGCCTGCGCGTTCTGTCTCATGCTTGCCAGCCGCGGTCCCGTCTACAAGGGCGCGAAGACCGCAGAGTTCCACGCCCACGACTCGTGCTCGTGCACCGTCGAGCCGGTCTACCGGCGTGACGCCGACTGGCCGCCAGGCGCCCGCGAGGCACGGCAGGTGTGGAACGAAGTTCAACGCGAAGCCCGCGAACACGGCGACCTCAAGCGAGGCACCGAGAACGACGCGCTCAACGCGTTCCGCCGCGCGCTAGCCGCCCGGCGATAGATCCCGCACCGCGACGGTGCGGCGACCACAGAGAGGAGCCACCCGCGATGGGTGACGACCCCAAGAAGGAACCCGCCGACGCGAAACCCGACGACACGTTGGGCGACGCCGGCAAGAAAGCTCTCGAGGCCGAACGCAAAGCCCGGCGCGAAGCCGAGCAGCGCGCGAAGGACTTCGAGGACCGCCTCAAGCAGATCGAGGACAAAGACAAGTCCGAGGTCGAGAAGCTCACCGCGAAGGTGGCCGAGGCAGAGAAGCGGGCAGCCGACGCCGAGGCGAAGGCACTCCGCTACGAGGTGGCAGCCGAGAAGGGCGTGAAGGCCCGCTGGCTGTCCGGCTCGACTCGCGAGGAGCTCGAAGCCGCAGCAGACGAGTACCTCGCCGACCATCCCACAGCGGACGGCGGCGAGAAGAAGCCGACGCCATCCAAGCCCGCAGAGGACTTGAAGGGCGGAGGCGACCCCACGACGGAACCCGACGTCGATCTCCACAAGGTCGTCGCCGAGATCCCTCGCGGGTTCTGAATTCACCGCTCGGCACCTGCCACGGAGCCGCCGCGGTCCCTCTTCCTGACAGAAAGCAGGTGTCCCCGTGGCAAACGAAACTCTGAAGGCCGAGCGCATCGTCGAAGCGGCCGTCCTCCTCCTCCAGCGCGAGATCGTGCTGCCCCGCCTCGTGTGGCGTCAGGCAGACGCCGACTTCGTCGGCGCGAAGGACGACACCATCACCCTTCGGGTGCCGGCCGTCCTCGACGCTCGCACCCGCACGATGCGGTCCGACGACGCTCTCGTCGCCGACGAGTTCGCCGAGACCGCTGTCCCGGTGAAGCTCGACACCCACGTCTACAGCCTCCTGAAGGTGCGTGACGAGGAACTCACCCTCGACATCCGCGACTTCGCTCGCCAGGTGCTCGCCCCGCAGATCCGTGCGGTGGCCGAGGGCATGGAGGACGCTGTCGCATCCGCTCTTGCTTCCGCGACAGCTGAGGCGGATCCGGTGACGTTCGTCGAGGGGAGCGACGAGCCGTTCGACGTGCTCGTCGACGCTCGCCGGGCGCTCAACCTCCTGAACGTGCCGATGGAGGGCCGCGTGCTCCTCGTCGGCGCGAACGTCGAGGCGGCGATCCTCAAGAGCGACCACTTCAACCGGGTCGACCAGGCCGGCACCGACTCGGCTCTCCGCGAGGCAACCCTCGCCCGGGCTGCCGGGTTCACGATCGTCACGTCGAACGCGATCGACCCCGACGCTGCGTGGGCGTTCCACCGCACCGCCATCGCCATGGGCATCGTCGCCCCCGCCCTTCCCGACGGTGCGCCGTCGAAGGCGCGGGTCGCGCTTGAGGGCCTCGCGATGCGCTACCTGCGGGACTACGCCCCCGAGAACTCGACCGGCCCGGTCGACCGCACCCTCGTCGACAGCTTCGTCGGCGCTGCCAGCGTCGAAGACGGCGACTCCGGTTCGGAGACGAACAAGCGGATCGTCGAGATCGATTTCACCGGCGCGGGCAGCTAACGCACCGATGGCGGGGGACGAGAACGGCAACCCACAGCGGACCGTTGTTCTCGTTCCCCGCCGTGCCGGTCTCGCCGACCGCGACCGCCTGTGGGAGTTCGCCCGCAGCTGGTGGGCGAACGATTTCCCCGACTGGGCGATCGTCGAGGGCCACCACGAGATCGGACCGTTCAACCGGTCGAAGGCGCTCAACGACGCAGCCCGTTCCGCCGGCGACTGGGATGTGGCCGTTCTCATCGACGCCGATGTGCTCGCCCACCGAGACACCGTCCGCACCGCCGTCGACGTCGCGGCGGCCACCAATCGCATGGTCCTCGCCTACCACGAGAGGATCCACCTCTCGCAGCGGGGCACCGAGCGGGTGCTCGCCGGGTTCGACGGCAACTGGAAGCAGTCGGGCATGGTGCATCGGGTCTTCCTCGACTCGTGCTCGAGCGCCGTCGTCGTCTCCCGAAAGCTGTGGGACGACGTCGGTGGGTTCGACGAGAAGTTCTCCGGGTGGGGGTGGGAGGACGTCGCGTTCCGCATCGCGTGCGAGACGATCTCGGGTCATCCGATGGTGCAGCTCGCCGCCCCGCTGTTCCACCTGCACCATCGGGTGAGTAGCGAGAACAACACCCGCGAAGCCACCTACCAGGCGAACAAGGCGCGCGGCGACCGATACCGCGCCGCCCACTGGGACGTCGGTGCTGTCCGCCAACTCATTGACGAACCCGACCCCGTTGAGGTGCCGGTGGTCGGCCCGACCCGCATCCCCAGGATCCTGCACCGCACCGTCCCCGAAACGACCACCCCTCAAGTCGAGGCGTGGTGGGACCACTTTCGGATGCTCCACCCGGGTTGGGATCTCCGCACCTACCGTGATCCGCTCGACCCGGCCAACTGGCCGGAGACCGGCGACCTGTGGGAGCTGTGCCAGTCCGGCGCGCAGCGCGCCGGCCTGATCCGCCTGGAAGCCTTGTGGCGGTGGGGTGGCGTGTACGTCGACAGCGACGTCGAGCCATACCGCTCGCTCGAACCGTTGCTGCATCTGCCGGCGTTCGCCGCGTGGGAGGACGCCAAGGTCGTCCCTGACGCGGTGCTCGCCAGCGAACCCGGCCATCCCGCGTTCCGGCTCATGCTCGACCGGGCCCGTGCGTCGATCACCGCCGGTGCAAAGGCATGGGAGTCCGGTCCGGGCGTCACCACAGCGGTGCTTCCCGGCCGTCACGACGTGCTGTTGTTGCCGCCCGGCTCGTTCTTCCCGTACCACTACTCGGAGAAGCAGCGGCGCAGAGAGGACCACTTCACCGCTCAGCCGTGGGCGTTCGCCGCCCACCACTGGCACCACAGCTGGAAGGGCAAATGAGCGTCGCCGTGGTGATCCCGTGGAAAGCGGGATGCCCGCATCGGGAGCGCGCCCTCCGATGGGTACGGAACCGCTACGAAACGCTCGGCCTACCAGTCGTCGCCGGTGTCGTCGACGGCGAATGGTGCAAGGCCGACGCTGTCGCCGCCGGGCTCGCCCTGACCGACGCCACGATGGTCGTGGTCGCCGACGCAGACGTGTGGTGCTCGCAGCTACCCGACGCGATCGACGCGGTAGCGGCAGGCGCTGCGTGGGCTGTGCCCCACGACCGGGTGCACCGTCTGACCGAGACGTCAACCGAACTGGTCCTCGCCGGGTGTGAGCCGAACCGGTCGATGGAATGCGACGAACGGCCATACCGAGGGCGCGCCGGCGGCGGCATCCTCGTCATCCACCGCGCGCTCTACCGCCAAGCCCCGTTCGACGCCAGGTTCGTCGGCTGGGGCCAAGAAGACGACGCCGCAGCCGTCGCCTGGTCCACGCTGTTCGGTCCGTCGTGGCGAGGATCGAGCCCGCTGTGGCATCTGTGGCATCCCCCGCAGCAACGCATGAACCGCGTGCGCGGCAGCGACGCCAGCTGGGCCTTGTACCGCCGCTATGTGGCGGCCCGCCGGAATCCCGAGCGGATGCGCTCCCTGATCGGAGAGGTGGTGACCGTCTGATGCTTCCCGCGCTCGCCTCCGTCGAGGACTTCACCGCCCGCCTCGGCCGAGACCTCGCTGATACCACCGAAGCAGCCCGCGTGCAGGCGCTGCTCGAGGATGCGTCCGTACTTGTCCGCCAGGCGGCCGGGCTGACGTGGGTCGACGAGAACGGTGACCTCGTCGAGGACGTGCCTGACGTCGCTGTCATGGTGACGTTGGCCGCCGCACGGCGCGCGTTCGACAACCCGTCGGGCGTAGCGGCGAAGAGCGTCGACGACGTCTCGATCACCTTCTCCCGCGGCAGCGGCCTCTACCTCCTCGACGAAGAGAAGACGCTGCTTGCCGGCCTCGGTGGCGGACGGAGCGGACTGTGGACCATCTCCACCACCCGCGGCGACGGCGATACGGACCGCTACCTCGACGTCGTCGGCTGGGATGGTGCACCGTCAGAGCCGATCCCATTCCTCCCGCCCGGGGCGTGATCCGGCCGTGATCCCGCTGGCGACCACGACGATCAAGGTGATCCTCCCAGCAGCGGTCGGAGCGAACGTGGACCCCCTTTCCGCCGCGGGGACGGCGACAACGGTCGCCGAAGGCGTGCGGGCGCACATTCGGGTCCTGTCGGGCGACGAGTCGACAACCGGCGCCGCCTCGCAGTCGGACGTGCGCTACCGCCTCAAGTGCGACCCAGTGGTGATGTCGGCTCGGTCGCGCGTCATCGACGAGTCCACTGGCCTCGCCTACGAGGTCGTCTGGGCTCAACCGGTCACCGCCTTCGGACTCGACCATGTAGCAGCCGAACTCCGCCGTGTAGCCGGGTTGGCCTGATGGGGCTCGCAGACGACCGCGAGATCCTCGAGGTGGCGCTTCGCCAGGTTGCGCCGAAGTCGTTGTCGAACCCGGTGTTGACCGGCTGGGTTGTGGTCGTCGAGTTCATGGACGACACGGGCGATCGTTGGCTCACCCGCTTGGACGCCAAGAACATGACCGTGTGGGGGCGTGAAGGCATGTTGCACAACGCGCTGCTCGGCGACTGGGACCGAGACGACGATGAGTGACGTCCGCCTCAGCCACGCGGCCATCGCCCGCCTGGTGGCGTCGTCGCCGGTGATGGACGAGCTCGAGGAGCGTGGCGAGCGGGTCGCCGAGGCGTACCGCTCTGCTGTCGGTTCCCGCCGGCTGGCGGCCAACACTGAGGTGCAGCGCGACGCCGATGACCGCGGTCCGCTCGTCACCGTAGGCCCACGGGGCGCCGGATCGTTCTTCGCGTTCTTCGTGGAGTTCGGCACGATCCGCCAGGCGGGCAACGCGGCTTTGACATCGGCACTGGACCACGCGCGGTGAGCGACGTGCAGGTGTTCGCCGACGTCGAAGCCGCCGTCAAAGCATGGGCGAAAGCACACCCCCTGCTCACGCCGTTGATCGCTGGGCGCGTGTTTCTCGCCCCGAACGCCAACTCGGCCGCGCACATCCACCTCGAACGGGTCGGCGGAACCGCCGACGCGAGCGAAGCGCCCGTCGACCACGCCCGCATCCGCTTCCACTGCTGGTCCCCCAACAACAACCAGGCCGCCGCCATCGCCTACACGGTGATGCGCGCGTGCCGCGAGATGACCGCCAACACGCCCATGGGTGCTGCGGCGGTCGGTTTTGGTGCCCGCGTCCTGAGCGGCCCCGTCCCCGTGCGGATCGAGGCCGACCAGCTCGCGGGCTGGCATCGCTACCGGCTCGACGTCGAATTCTCGATCCGCGCCGCGTAGGGCAGTCCCGCTCCCACCTGAAGCAGAAAGCAGGTCAACCCCATGGCAAACAGCGAAGCTGTCGAGATCGGCCCCGGCCTCCTCTACGTCGCCCCCTACGGCACACCCGAACCCGACGACGCCGACGACACCCTCGACGCCGCGTTCCGCGCGGTCGGCTACACCGAGGACGGCTCGACGTTCGAGTACGAGATCACGAACGAGGCGATCGAAGTCGCCGAAGAGTTCGACCCGGTGAAGTACGCGACGACTGGCCGCCGCGCGTCGATCACCTTCCAGATGGCGGAGATCACCCGCCAGAACCTCGCGCTCGCGATGAACGCCGGCGCCGACGCAGCCGAGACAGGCGACCTCGAACCGCCCGAGCCGGGCGAAGAGGAGCGCATCACGATCGTGTGGGACTCCGCGGACGCAGACGAACCCGAGCGGTGGGTGCTCCGCAAGTGCCTGCAGGCGGGGACGGTGAGCATCCGCCGGCAGAAGTCGCCGAACAAGACGCTCATCCCGGTGACCTTCCGGCTCGAGAAGCCGACCGGGCAGGCCCCGTTCGTCATCCTCGGCGCGACCGGCTCGTAGCCCGGTGGCGTTCGAGGATTTCGACGCCGCCCGCCGCGAACGAGACCTCGAGCCCGTCGCCTTCCAGTTGGGAGGCGAACGGTTCGAGTGTGTGCCGGTCATGCCGGCGCAGGTCATGTTCGACTTCTTGGCTGGCGGCAGTTCGACCGTCGAGCGGTTCCAGACGGCGGTGGCGTTCATCGTCGGCGTGCTGGTGGAACCGGACGGCGAGGAACGGTTCCGCAAGGTGCTCGACACCCGCGACGACCCGATCGACTACGACACGCTCAGCGCGCTCGTCGCATGGCTCGTCTCCACCTATACGGGCCGCCCTACGACGCGGCCGTCCGCCTCGCCCAGTGGGCTTTCCGACACTGGGCGGTCATCGAAGCCGAAGTCCCGCAAGGGTTCTGGTCGCTGAGCGGACGAGCCGCGCTCAACATCATCTACCGCTTCCACGTCCTCCACGGTTGGGGGCCGCGACATTCGGAGCTGGTTGAAGAGTTGAACGAGCAACTCGACGATTCGGTCGCTGCTGCTCGTCGCCGTGGCGCGCGCCGTTTGGCCGTGCTGAACGCGGGAGGGGAGGTGCGCTGATGCCCGAGGTGATCGCCGAAGCGCTCGTCGGTTTGCGCGCCGACATGAACGACCAGCAGGCCCGCCGCGAGATCGAGCAGAGCGTTCGCAACGCCGAACGCCAGATCCGGCCCGTCGACGTACCCGTCGACACCCGCCGCGCTTCCGCTCAAATCGCCGAGCTGGGCGGCCTGATGAAGGGCCTTCTCGGCGCCGCTGCCGTCCAACAAGGACTCCGGCTTGTCGGCGACTTCTCCGACGCAACCCGCGACCTGGTCGAGGCGCAGTCAGCAGCGAACTTCCAATTCGAGTCGGGCGCGCGTCTCATCGAGGAGTACGCGGACCGGGCCGACCGGTCAGCCGGGCTGTCGCGCCGCGCGGCGACCGAGATGACCACCACGTTCGGCGCGTTCTTCGACCAGCTCGGCATCGGCGGCGAGCAGGCGGCGAAGCTTTCCCTCGGTCTCACGCAACTCTCCGGCGACCTGGCGTCGTTCCGTAACCTGAACGTCGAGGACGCAGCCCAGAAGATCGCGGCAGGACTCGCCGGCGAAACCGAGCCGCTCCGACGTGTCGGCGTGTTCCTCAACGAAGCGAGCGTGCAAGCCAAGGCGGCCGAACTTGGCCTTGGAGCGATGCACGGCGAGTTGACTGACGGCGAGAAAGTGCTCGCCCGCTACCACTTGATCCTCGAGGGGCTCGCGAAGGCTCAGGGCAACTTCGCGGCCACATCGGATGAGTTGGCGAACACACAGAGAGCGCAGCAGGCGGCATGGGAGAACCTCAAAGCCATCCTCGGCGAGCAGGTCAACCCGACGCTCATCTCCGTCCAACAGGCGCTCACAGGACTCACCGGGAGCACCGCAGCGGCCGGCGATCGGGTCGGCTGGTTCGGTAACGCGTTCCGTACCGCCTACGAATTCATGGTGCCCGGCATCGGCGCGCTGCAGCGCCTCGGCGCGAGCGGTCGGGACGCGGCCGACGCGTCAGGTGTGATGGCCGACGCTCAGCGAGCAGCAGCGGACGCAGTGCAGTCGATGACCTTGAACGTCGAGGCGCAGATCGAGGCGCTTCGCCGGCAGGTGGACGCCGTGTACGACGCAGTCGACGCCGATCTGGCTCGACGACAAACGGCGCTCGCCGTCGAGGACGCGCAACTGCGGGTTGAGCAGGCGCAGCGAGACCTGAACGACGCCATGAGCGGCGGAGGGCGGTTCGCTGAGCAGGCTGCCCGCGCTCAGGAACGTCTGGCCGACGCGCATTCTGACGTTGCCCGCGCTCAGGAGCGTGTGAAGCGACTCACCTGGGATCTGTCGGACGCCCAGGAGGCGCTCGCCGAGGCGGTGTTCCACTACGGCGCGGGAAGCCGCCAAGCACGCGACGCCGCACGCGACGTTGAACGCACCCAGGCCGATCTCGAGCAGGCGAACACCGACTCGGCGAAAGCCGCTCGCGACCTTGCCCGCGCGCAGGATGAGGCGACGCGTGCTGCTACGCGCTCGGAAGCGATAGCGGACGCGTCACGTCGACTCGAACGCGCTCGCATCGATCTCGAGGCGGCGGTGTTCCGCGCGGTGAAGGCAGAGTCGGCGTTCGCCGACGCGTCGAACACGACCGCCACGAAGCAAGAACGCGAACGCGAAGCCGTTACCCGCACCCGCGACGCGCTGCGCCGCTACAGCGAAACCCTCGAAGGCCCAGTGAAGGCCGCGGTCGACGCTCGCATCAAGCAGCTCGACGACCTCATCGCCCGCCTAGAGCGCACCGAATCGCTGCTCGGCTCGACCGGGCTTGACGGCACCGTCCCTCCGCCGGTCTCCGCAGGTGCGCTCGCGCCCGGCGCGGTCACCGGCGGGACTCTGAGCGGGCCAGGCACGATCGGCGGCGGCCAGCTCGGCGCTGGCAGCATCGGCGCGGGCGACATGCTCGCCAAGAGCGTCAGCGTGACGTTCAACTATCCCGTTCCGCCCGAACAGACCGCCGCCTATGTCGACGCAGTATCCGGCGGCCGGCCGTGAGCGCCACCGTCTTCTCCCTCGGCTCCATCGAGATCAACTCGGGCGAGGACGTGAACGGCGTCGAATGGTGGGGTGTCTTCCCGCAAGGGTGGAACTCGCCGCGCTCCGCTGGCCGAGTCGTCGACCGAGGCACGGCTCCCGGCTCTGTGATCGTCGGCGCCCGCCAATCGCACCGGTCGCTGCTGCTGTCGAAAATCCAAGTGTTCGCACCCGACGAGGAAGGCCGGTGGGCTGCGCAGGCGCTTCTCGAGGCGACATGCGAAGCGATGATCACCACACCCGCCACGCTCACCGTCTCCGAACCGGACGGCGACGTGTCGATGGACGTCCGCTACGTCGAAGGTCTCGCTATCCGGGTGCGTTCCGGCGCATGGTTCGAGTTCGATCTGCCGCTCGTCGCGCTCTCGCCGATGAAGTCCATCAGCGGGTCGTAGCCGACGATGTTCGACTACATGATCAAGGTCGCGAACCTTGGCGCGAGCGAGGTCACCCTCACGAACGCTTGGCCGACAGGGCCCGTCGAAACCGAACTGAACCGCCCTCAGCGGTTCGTGTTCGCCATGGACGTCCTCGACCCGCAAGCCGCCCTGTGCGTGCCTCTCGCCCGCGAGATCAACGTCTACCGCAACACGACTCGCATCTTCGCCGGGCCGATCGTGAACGCCCACGTCGAAGCCGACACGGCGACCGTCACCTTCGAGTGCGACGGGCTGCTCGCCTACTTCGCGCACCGCAACATCGACTCTGGCGCCGACCGAACCAACTTCCTCTCAAACCCCGAATTCGAGGACAACGTCACCGGATGGACCGCGGTCAACACCACAGCGACCGCCGTCACCTCGCAACGCATCCTCGGGTTGAAGAGCGCACAGCTGGTGCAATCCACGGCACTGCAGGACGCCTACCTCAAACAAGATGTTGCCATCGTCGGTACCGGCGTCGGGTCGCTCTACACGATCGTCGCATGGTTCAAGATCGACCCGACCGCGTGGATCGGTGAGGCGATCGGGGGGCGCGGACTCACGCTCTCCCGCATCGTCGGCGGCGACATCCAACAGTCAGGCGACTTCTACATCGACGGCGACACACCTCGAGGGTCGTGGCAGCGGGCCGAGACCACCGTGTGGGTGCCGCCGAACGCATCCGAGACCCTCCAGGTGCGCTTGTATTCGCCCGGCGGGACGATCTGGTGGGACGCCGCGTCCCTCACCCTCATGGAGTCGCTGGCATCTGCGGAGGCCGGCGACGACTTCCTCATGGACCAGACGAAGATCGCGAAACGGATCGCCGAGTTCGTCCAAGACCCCACCTTCGGCAAGGACAACGTCGGGATCCTCACCGACTGCCCACTCTCCGGCGTCGAACGGGAACGTCACTACCAGTTCGCCGACCACACCAACGCGCTCCAGGCGCTCGTCGAGTTCACGGAGATGGAGAACGGCTTCGACATCGAAGTCGATCCCGCTGACCGCACCTTCCGCACCCACTACCCGTTCAAGGGTGCAGACAGGACCGGGACCGTCACCCTCACCCCTCCAGCAGCGGCCGACGACTCCGACCAATGTTTGCTGCAGCGTTGGCGGTACGCGGGAGATCAGGCGGCGAGCGGTGTTGTCGTGCTCGGCGAGGGTGACGGTCCCGACCGCGAGGAGGGCGGAGCGGCCGATCCCACTGCCTTCGACGGCCGCACAATCGAACTCGTCACCACTCCTCGCGCTACGGCTGCGATCGACACCCTCGACGAGATCGCATCGAGAGAGCTCGTCGACCGTCTCCGCCCCGAGATCGTCGAGATCGCCGTTCTCGACCCGACGTTCGTCGCGCTCCTAAAGACGGGTGATGTCGTCACGGTCACCGTCGACTGGGGGATAGTGCAGTGCTCGGGAGCGTGGCGGATCACCCGCACCGCCGAAGACCTGGCCGCCGGCACACTTCAGGTCACGTTGAGGCCGATGCCGTGACCGTCGACATGCCCCGCCCGGGCAACAGCGCGCAAGCCGACCGCCAACGTATCCGCCGTCTCGAACGGCAGCGCACGGGCACCCAACAGTCCATTCCTTCGTCGTGGGTCTACTGGGAACAGCTTTTCGACTACGCGGGCGGGACGGCGCCGAGCGACAAATACAGCCCGCCGTTCACTTGCGAGCTCGTCGAAGTGTTCGCAACCCTCCGTACCGCCGGTTCGTCGTCGACGGCAGCGCAACTGCTCATCAACGCTGGCGCTCAGGAGACGTTGACGATTCCGGCGGCATCTGATCGGGCGCTCATCACCGTCCGCCACGGTCTCCAACGTCGCGTCGACAACGTCCAGTTCACGGCGACGCTCGGCACGGGCGCCGCCGACCTTCTCATCCACTGCCTGTTCAGGAGGCGAGTATGACCTTCCGCGCCGACGGGCACCTCCTCAATCGAATCCGAGTCGAGGCAGTGCCAACGTCATCTATCCGCAGCGACGCTGACGGTTCTCCGCGCCGGCTTCGCGCCGTCACGGTGACACGAGACGGTGCCCCGGTCTCTGTGTTCAGGGACGCTGACTGCACCGCAGAGATAGAAGCGCCGACCACAGACCGGCATGGCAAGGCTGTGTTCTTCGTAGACAAGCCAGGCACCTACGAGGTGACTGTCGCCAACACCGACACGGCCCGGTCGCCGATGCCCCAAACGTGGCAGGTGTACGGCCCGCCTGGTGGCGGTGGAATCTCCGAGCAGCAGCTCGCCGATGCCGTGGCCGGCGTTGTCGGCGCAGCGCCTGAGGCGCTCGACACGCTCAACGAGCTTGCCGCGGCTCTCGGCGACGACGCGAACTTCGCTGCGAGCGTCACCACGGCACTCGCCGGGAAAATCTCGGCGACGGAGAAGGGCGCGGCGAATGGTGTCGCGACGCTCGACTCCGACGCCAAGCTGACACCGTCACAATCGGCCACGAGTGGAGCGGCGCTGTCGGTCGAGTCGTTCGGTGGTGTGGGCGACAACTCGACCGACAACGCGGCCGCACTCGTGGCTGCTGAGAACGCCGCCCGTCTCGCTGGTGTGGGCATCAGGATGGGCAAGGGCATCTTCCGGTCGTCGGTCGCCCCGACCATCGACTGGAGCGGCGGCTTTCTGGAGGGGGAAGGATCGGGGTCGACGACCGTCGCCGAGACGGGCGTCACCGTCCTCCGAATCACCGACACTGCGGCCAACGGGGTAAACCTCGGCGGCACGGGCGACAGCGCTGTCCGCTATGACCTCGCTCTCCGCAACCTTGTGATCGAAGTCCCCAACTCGGGCACGGGCGTCGGGATCAACGCGGGTGGCGACCGCATCAAGAACCACGTCGAGATCGAAAACGTGCGGGTGCGACGTTTCGGGTCGCACGGCCTGGTCACCAAGTTCTGCGACTACCTCCGAATGGACGGCGTCATCATCCGCAACAACGGAGGCGATCCGTGGTACGCCGACCAGGCTACGAACGCCTGCACCATGCGGGGCGGCGCTCTCGTCGGAACGGGCGTCTCGGGTAACGGGGCGGCGGGGTTGCGAGCAGTCGACATGGACGGATGCGGCCTGTGGGGCGTGGAGTTCGGCCAGATTGATTACGGGATCGTCGAGAGCGGCGGCGGCTCGCAGGGGGTCACCTTCACCGACTGCCGCATGGAGACGGTCTACCTCCGCCACGTCGTGCTCGGAAATGGGTCGATTCCGTACACGAGCCGCTGGGCGTTCAACGAGTGCTCCTTCTACGGGAACAACACCCTGACCCCGCTTGTGCTCGTGGACGGCGCCCGCCAGGTGACGTTCGACAAGTGCGTTGCTACGCAGCTTCCCGCTGGTGGCGTGTTCGTCAAGAGCAACCGCGCCACGAGCATCAACAAGGCCATCAAGGTCATCGACTGCGTCGTTGACGCTGGCCGGAACCTCCTTGAGGGCAACGGCGCCCCTGGGACCATGTACAACCGCAACGTCAACGTCGTCGGCGGTGACGCTTCAGACGTATTCCAGGGGCCGTTCGCTCTGTCGTTCAGGGTGAAGGCAGCCGACTTGGTGTCCGCGGGAGACAAGCTGCTCGGCGCCGCTCCAAGGTCGAGTCTGCTGGTCCGCAGCGTGTACGTCACGAGCGACACTGCGATCGGGAACAGCTCGTCCGACTACTACACCTTCGACGTGCGGCGCTTCACGAACAGCAACCAGGGCACGACGGCGTCGAGGACGACGCAGACGGCGGGGTTGTGGGCGACGGCGTTCCGTTCGCAGTCGTTGACGCTCGGCTCGCAGGCGACGTTCAACCAGGGCGACACGTTCGTGCTCAACCTTGGCATCACAGGGTCGCCAACGGCCCTGGGCGATCTGGTTGTCACCGTGAACTACGACCCGTCAGGCGACTGATAAGCGCCGCCGTCTGCGGCGAGATGTGCCCTTTCCGGCAACGTGGAATCCGTGTCGGAACGCCCGCGTCTGCCTGGAAAGCGTTCCGAATCCGGCAACGTGGAATCCGTGTCGGAACCGTACGCTTCGCCGGCGTGGCGCACCCGCACAAGGGCGAGGTTCCCCGGAAGATTGCAGCTCGTCTGGTCGAGCTCCAACAGACGCTCGACGCGACGCGCGAGGAGCGGGACAATCTGATCGTCCAGGCGCTGAACGAGGGCGGATCACTTACCACCGTCGCTGAGCTCGTCGGCCTCTCACCATCCGGCGTACGGAAGATCGCCAAGCAGCGCGGCTGGACCGACGCAGCGTGGAAGGCACGGCTCGAGGAGCGCCGAGACTGGTCGTTCCTCCGACCCGACAAGGATTGATCGGGTTGCAGTGGCCACCATCCTTTGCCTTTCGGCTCGCTGGCTAGGCGAACGGATGCGGTCAACTGGGCTGCCAGCCCTAGACCCGCTCTAGCAGGCGCAGGCCACTGCAACACCACGAACGGTACAGCAGGCCGCGCGCGAAGTCATCACTACAGCTGCCTGCATTCGTGACCTTCAGCCCGACGTTTCGACAACGCACTCGTGAGGTGATCGCACCGTGGCCCTCTCAGTCATCGGGTCGTTCACCATGCCGATGGGCTCGAGCGCCGACTACTTCAAGCGGGTCTTTCGCTACGGCAACTACCTGATCGCCCTGCGCCCCGATACGTCGCCACGGCCGACGGCGACCATCCTCGACGTTTCGGACCCGACGGCTCCGACGCTGGTGGCTCATCGCATGTCCACCGTTGCTGGCTTCTGGCAGGGGGCGGTCAAGAGCAGCAACTGGCTCTACCTAGTCGGGTCGAGCTCTGCGTCGTTCGGTACGGGAGCAAGAGTCACCAAGGTCGACCTCACACAACTCCCGTTGTGGGTCGAGACGACAGGCACGTACACGGCGACCAACGAACACGCTGGTGGGCCTGTCGTCCTGCCGAGCGGTCGCCTCGCGGTGCAGCATCTGTCGTCGGCGCCCACATCGCGGTGGCGGACGTGGGATGTCTCCGGTACTCCGACGGTTGTCTCGACGTCCGCGTCCGCAAACACGTCAGACCCTCGGTACAACTTCTACCAGCGGCAAGCCGTTCTGGCCGACGGGCCGCGAGTGTTTCACACGGCCTGGGGTACGACTGTCCTTCGGCGAGTCTCATACGCGTCGGAGCTCGCCCCAACGCTCGAGGGCACGACGACCCTTCCGACGTCTGCCACGAGCAGCCCGCGCGGTATCGAAGCGCGCGGCGACTACCTGTGGGTGCTCACATCCAGCAGCCGGATCGTCACTTATGACGTCTCCACGCCGTCGGCGCCCGTCCAGCTCGCCAACAATCTGCCGACTGGTGTCACCCGCGAAGTCATCTCCGCCTTCAATGAGGGTGTAGCCGACGACGCTCTCATCTCCGCAGGGGACCGCGTGGCCGTACACGACGGCCCTGTCATCGGGAACCCGACCGACAGCGTTGCGATCGGCACAACGGCCCGTGATGCTATCGGCGACGCTGACGCGATCTGGGTCGTCGCCGACCAGTGGCTGTACGTGATCGGCCACGACTACGGCGGCGGCTGGACGGTCGGCTCCATCAAGTTCTGAGAGGAGCCGCCCCGTGCGCCTCACCTGGCTCGCCAACGTGCTCACAGCGGCGGGGCTCGAGGTTGTCGAGCATGGCGACTGGCGAGCACGCGGCCGCGACCTCAACAGCGTTGAAGGCGTCGTCTGCCACCACACCGCCACCAGCGCCCGCAGCAGAGACGAAGCCGTCGTCCGACTGCTCATCAACGGCCGCTCCGCCCTACCCGGCCCGCTCTGCCAACTCGGACTCGACCGACGCGGCCGCTACCACCTCATCGCCGCCGGCAAGGGCAACCACAACGGCCACGGACTTTGGGGCAACCAGAGCATCGGGATCGAGGCGTTCAACGATGGCGTCGGCGAACCATGGCCGACCGTCCAGGTCGACGCCTACGTTCGAGGGTGCGCCGCGATCTGCCGCAAAGCCGGCTGGCCCGCGTCGAAGGTGCTCGCACACCGGGAGACCGACCCGAACCGCAAGGTCGACCCCCGCGGCATCGACATGGACGTGTTCAGAGCCCGCGTCGACGTCGCTCTACGCCCCGCCACACCCCCGGCGCCCCGCTTCGACTACCCGGAGAAAGAAGTGCGAACAACCGCTCTCATCGAAGTCCCGCACGTCGCCTACGGCGTCGGCAAAACCAAATGGAACCCCGGCCTGGGCCGTGATCCGATCATCGTCGGCGCTGTCGTCCACGGCCCGAGCCCCGACGACGGCGACGGCTGGTGGGAGAACTCACGGGGTGCCACCGTCCGCGTACAACCCCGCGGCGGGAACGTCGTCATCACCACCAACGGCCACCTTGAAGGCAAACCCATCAGCGTGTGGGTCACGGTCGCATAGGTTCGATGGCGAACGGCGACGGCGAGATCGGGCCGGGGGAGATCGCCCGCACCCTTGCTCGCTTGGAGAAGGCGATCGCCGCGCTCGACGCGAAGGTCGAGGGGCTGTCGTTCGTCCGCCAGGACGTGTGGGCAGTCGAACGCGAAGCGATCCACGAGCGCATCGAGGTCGTCCGCCAGGTCGCCGAGGCCGACACCGACGAGGTCCGAAAGGATCTCGCCGCGACGCAGGACAACCTTCGATGGCTCGCCAGGGGCGTGGCCATGATCGTGATTGCAGCGGTCCTCGCCACGGTGTTGGCGGTGAACGGGATCGGCCCGCCGTGACCGTCCTTCGGACCGTCGGCCGCTGGGTCACCGACTGGCGCAACGGTGCTGTCATCGCCGCGAGCCTCCTGGCCGGCGGATTTCTGTTCTTCGTCGTCGACGCCAGCCGCGGCCGCCACGACGCCCTCCAAGCGTTGAAGGCAAACGCCGCGCAGTCGATGGACATCCGCGAGGCGCAGTCGCAGCGCATCACCGGCCTGCAGGACGACATTCGACTGCTCACCGACGAGGTCGTGCAGCTCCGACAGATGCTCGTCGCTGCCGGGGTCGACCCACCCCCTCGCACGGCGACCACCAGGCGACGACCTTCGACGACGACGACCACGGTGCCGCGCCGCACGACCACCACCACGACGTCGTCCTCTCGTCCGAGCCCTTCGACCACGTCGACGACGAACCCACCGCCGCCCGCCCCATCGACATCAACGACGACCACCACCCGGCCCTGCGCCGTGTCGATCCCCGGAGTCTGCCTGTGACCCCCACCGTCCTCGCCCTCGCCGTCCTCGCCGTGATCGTCGTAGCGGTGCTCGCCCGACGGCTCGAGCCGGTCGTCGGGTTCGCCGCGGCGCTCATCCTCCTCATCATCTGGATCGTCGCCACCGGCAGGACCGCGCTGTGACCTGGCGCCGCACCTTCGCCGCTCTCAACGCCATCGCCCGCCCCCGCATCAACACCTACAGGAGCTCGCTGTGACCGACCGCGCGACCGTCAACCTCGTCGTCCGCTTCCTCGGCGCCGCCAGCATCCTCTTCGGCGCAGCCACCGCAGCCCTCGTCGCCCTCGTCATCTGGCTCTCCCACGGCACCGGCACCGTCGACGCAGCAGCCGTCGCCCTCGTCGGCCTCGTCGCCCAACCCACAGCCGCAGCCCTCGCCGCCCTCGGCGCACTCCTCGTGTCGACCAGGTCGACGCCCGACAAGGCGGAGATCGAAGAGGCGCTCGCCCCGCTCGGCGCGCCGCTCCCCGTGCGAGTCGAGAACGAAGGCGCGAGCGAAGCCGTCCCCGTCGAACCGACCTGACCGGCGAACCCGACGTCGCCGTTCTCCGCGACCGGCTCGCGTTCCTCGGCGCCCTCGGACTCGCCCGCCTCCTCGTCCTCGAGTACGACTTCGATGTCGGCGAAGCGTGGGAACGGGCGATAGACGCCGCAAGGTGGGCCGACGACGAGCCACCCACACCAGCCCAACTCGGCTACTGAACTGCCCCCGGCCCTCGACGGCCGGGGGCTTCTTCGCGTCCGTCAGCTGGCGACGTGCGCCGACAGCACGAACGTGGCGTTCCGATCTAGCGACCGCTTGTGCTGGTCGTACCTGCTCGTCACACGAGGATCGCTGTGGCCGGCGGAATGCTGAACGTCCCGCAACGGCACCCCAGCGTCCAGGGCGAGCGTTATGAACGTCCGACGCAGCGAATGGGGAGTGATGTGCTTCGACACACCAGCCGCCCTCAGCACCCGCTGCACCACCCGGCTCGCCGAATAGCGATCCATCCTCGTCCCATAGTCGGACCGGAACAACGGGCCCGACCGGCGATCACCAACGCACAAACTCACCGCCTTGTACGTCGTCACCGACAGCGGGATCGTCGCGACCTTCTGCCCCTTGCGCATCGTCCGCACCGTGTGGTGACCGTCGAGATCCTCGATCGTCTCGATGTTCACGCCGAGCGCCTCCGAGATCCGCAGCCCGTTCAACCCGAGGAGAGCGAAGAGGGCGTAGTCGCGATGCCAGCCCTTGCGGTCGGTGCGCTGCGAGACGTCGAGGCACTTCATCAGCTCGATCAGCGACAGATAGGGCCGGGCGATGTCGTCGGCGACATTCGGCAGCTTCACCTTCGCGGTCGGGTCGCGGTCGACGAGTTCCTCGTCGAGCAGCCACCCGTAGAACGAGCGGACCGCGCTCAGCTTGTGCGAGACGGTCGCCGGCAGGTTGTGGCGTCGCTCGGCGCAGGTCGCGCCCCACAGTTCGACGTGGCTGCGGCGGACGTCGGTGTAGTGGATCCCGAGGTCGTCCAGGAACCGGAAGTAGTCGGCGAGAATCAGCGCATAGTTGCGGCGCGTGTCCGGGCGGAACGACGTCGACCACGCTCGGACGAGCGTTTCGCGGCTGGGGCCGACGTTGCGGTCGCGTTCCGAAACGATCACCGGCGTGAGCACGCGCGTACTCTGAGTCGAAGACTCCATGGAGGTACAGCTCCTTGTGGGTCCAGGCCCTCGCTCGGAGTTCCCGCTCCGACGGGGGCCGCTTACTTGTCGAACCAGAATCGTGCGCGCAGATTGTGGCGGCCGTCAAGCGGTTTCATCACTATGCGTGAATAGCCGCGAAGCGCCTACCCACTCTCACCTGCGGTTTCGCGCACACACTTCCGCAGCGGGCCAGCGGGCGCGCTGCCACCCTTGACGCATGAACAAGTACCCGACCTTCACATGCCACTTCTGCGCTGCTCGCGTAGGACCGGGACGCGACAAGTCGCCGTTCTTCATCCTCACGAACGACGAAGGAGTGCTCGGCTTCTGCTGCGGCGAGTGCGCCGTGGAGTGGTCACGGCGGGACGCGTAGCTACTCGCCGGATGCGGGCGCTTGCCCGATGTCAGAACCGTGCGCTCGTATGGCCGATGGGGATTGCCCCGCCGGCCAAACCGGAACCAGCGTCCACGTCGCGTCCTGCTCCGGGTCGATGAGCGGCCACCGAGTGCTGGCCGCTTCCTGAGCGTCCGACCGGCTGCCGTACGGGCCCTCTAGAACGGCCGACTGGTCGAAGTCGTTGACCCACACGGTCCACTCGATGAGCCAGGTCATGCCACCTCCAGGAACATGCCGACGCGCTGCTCGGCGAGGTGCGCGTTTCGTGCGTCGATGTCGATGCCGACCGCTCGCCGACCCATGCCGACGGCGACGGCGAGGGTGGTCCCGCTGCCGGCGAACGGGTCGAGGACGGTCCCGAGTCGCCATGCGTTGTGGCCGCAGTCGGTCCAGCCGACGGTGATGTTCTCGGCGCTGGTGATGTCCCGACCTACGGCCTTGACCAAGACACTACGGCTCCCGCCGAGCCCCTGACCCTTGGCGCGGTCGTTGAAATCGCCGATAGCTGCTCGCGCTGCGGCGTAGTCCTCCGAGCGTTCCGTGATCCGCTCAGACGGCTTCCCGCACTCTTGACACACCCGCTGAGGACACATGAGGCTGATGAGTCGCCGAGGCAGTTCCTCCGGCCACACGGCGTAGTGGGAGCCGGTGTACGGCTGCGTCGGCACGTTCCAGTGGTCTAGAAGCGGGGCGCCCGCGGGGTTGCTGTTGATGCGACCACCACCCTCAGCGGCGGGGTGCGCCGCCATGTTCGGGGTCTGCCCCGGTGCTTCGTAGGGGTCACACGCCCGCCGCGTCGTGTCGACGATCCCGTACTTCGGCTCCGAGCGTTCGGCGTCCATGTCGAAGTAGCGGGCCCGTCCGGTGCAAGCCGTCGTGATGTAGCTCGATGCCGGGCGACACTTGTCGCCGAGCGCACCGACAGGCGGGTTCGGCCGTGTCCACACGATGAGGTTGCGAACGCGCCATGGGTCGATGGTTTGAGCGGGGTTGAGGAGATTGCGGCCGTAGGCGAGCGACCAGGCGTACAGCGAGGGGATCCCGCACAGCGACTTGTCGAGCGGCCACTCGTCCTTCTGAGCATTCTTCTGCCGCCAATGCGCAGCGTTCCCTTCACGGGCACGTTCGGCGCTACCACCGAATCCTGGCTGTCCCTCTCGCAGACCTCCCGGCAAGTAGTCGCCGCCGCCACCGCCGGAACCGGCGTAGGTGTCGCCGAGCTCGACGCACAGCGAGCCGTGAGGTGCGAGCACCCGCCGCCACTCGGCTGTGAGAGCCAGGAGTGTGTCGAGGAACGCCGCTGGCGTCGGTTCTGCTCCGACTTCCTTCGCCTTGTCCGGATGGTCGGCGGGCAGATACGAGCGAAGGGCGAGGAACGGCGGTGAGGTCACGATCACGTCGACGCTGCCGTCGGGGATGTCTGCGAGCCGGTCGAAGACATCACCGACCAGGAACCGCGCACCGCTCCAATCCGTTCCGGCCAACCGCCCGAGTCCCGGCCGAACCTGAGCGGTGCTCGGAGTTGTCACGCCGTCGTCACGAACCATGCTGGGGAAACACCTCCGGTCACACGCCAACCGCAGGCCACACACGGCTACCTCACCGACTGGCATCCCTTACAAGGAGGGGGTCGGGGGTTCGAGTCCCTCCGCGCCCACCCGAAAACAGCCTGCTCACAGGCACCATACGCCCTCCGTGTGACAAGTCAACCAGCAGCACCTCGTCACGAAACGTCACGAAGTCCCACCCAGGGCGTACCGTGCGGCCATGCGCGGAAGCGTCACCCGCCAGTCGAAAACGTCGTGGAGACTCCGATGGGACGGCGGAATCGACCCCGAAACCGGCCGGCGCCGACAGTTCTCCAAGACCGTTCGCGGCACCAAGAAGCAGGCCGAAGCCGTCCTCAACCGCCTGCTCGGCGACCCCGACAACCCCGCACCCGAACGACACACCCTCGCCGAGCTCGTCGACGCGTGGTTCGAGCTCACCGAACCCGACCTGTCGCCGAAGACCATTGAGGAACGCCGGCGCACCTGGCGGCTCCACATCGAACCCACCCTCGGCTCGATGCCGCTCGCGCAGATTCGCGCCCACCAGCTCGACGCCCTCTACTCCGCGCTCCGCAAGCAAGGGAAGACGCAGACGGCCATCAAGGTCCACGCGCTGCTGTCGGGTGCGTTCGGCCAGGCCGTCAAGTGGGACTGGCTCGCATCCAACCCCGCCGCTCGAGCGACACCGCCACGCCAGCCGAAGGTGAAAGTCAACGTCCCCAACCTCGACGACGTCGCCCGGGCGCTCGAAGCGTGCGCCGCCTGGGCTGACGTCGGGTTCGACGTCCTCGTCCGGGTGATGGTGCTGACGGGGATGCGCCGCGGGGAGGCGTGCGCCCTCCGGTGGGCCGACGTCGACCTCGAAAACGGCAGCCTCCACATCCACCGCTCCGTTGTCGCCGTCAAGGGCGCGCTGATCGAGAAGCCGACGAAGACGGAGAACGATCGGCGTATCGCCATCGGCGCCACCGCCGTCGCCCTGCTGGCCGGCCACCGACTCGCGACCGCCGAACGGCTCCTCAAGCTCGGCGTCGGCCTGGGCGATGGCAGCTACGTGTTCCCCGCCGACCTCGACGGCACCAAACCCACCCACCCGTCGACGGTCTCCCACCGCTGGCAGCGAGCGTGCCGACGCGCCGGCGTGAGCGGCATACGCCTCCACGACCTACGCCACCAATCCGCCTCGCATCTCATCGCCGACGGCCGCGACCTCCGCACCGTCATGGAACGCCACGGCTGGACGAGCCTCGCCACAGCGCAGCGGTACATCCACGCCGTCGAACAAAAGGACCGCGAAGCCGCCGAAGCCCTCGAACGAATCCTCGGCTAGTCGCCGATGGACACGTCGTCGAGCCGCCAGCCGTCCTCGGTGCGGGTCATGTCGCACCAGACCGTGTCGCGGATCTTCGCCCCGAACGAGTTCTCGCTGTCGACGTAGGCGCTCACCGTCCACCTGTCACCCATGCGCCCAACCCTCGCAGTCGACAGGGGCGGATAGTCGGCCGTCGCCGGAGCCTTCAGCCGGCGGTCGACGAAGTCTTGGCAGGCGTAGTAGGCGTCAGCCGCGGTTGGCTCGTCATCCCCGTTCGCTGAGACGAACACGAGACCAGCGAAACAGACGGCGAGGAAGCCGACGATCAGCGCGACACGCCGCCGTCCAAGGGGTGTCCGCTGCTGAACGGGGGGCACGACAGGAATGTCCTCGGCCCGCAACTCCGCCGGGTCGACGGCCTGGTGACCGCCGCTCGCCACATGCTCAGTCCACCGCGCGCCATCCCAATAACGGCGCTCGAACCGCCGCCACGGATCCGCATACCAACCAGCAGGAGACGGCTCAGCCACTTCTTGTCACACCCCCGCGCGACGATCCCGAGCGGGCCACAAGACGCGGAGTGGGATGTGGATACGAACGAACGGCTGGTACGGCTCGAACGGCGGCTGGAAATAGTCGAACGGGATCAGCGCGATCTGTTGGAAACGCTCGACATGGCGCTGCTGATGCTTGAACGACGGGTGGATCGGCTACTTCAGCCACGGTCGGACTTCTTAGACAACGCGTCGTAGAGGTCGATGAGTGACTGGCGCTGTCCCGGTGTGAGGTCAGTTGCTCGCCGCATGTGCGAGCGAAGGTCGGATGCGTCGACGACGTACCCGCCAGCTCGCAGCAGAAGGCCGTTGTCTAAGCCCAGTTCGTCTTCGATGCGCCTCACCATCTCGATGGCCAAGTTCGCGATCTGGCCAGCCATGATGCGATTCAGGTGGCCGTCGTTGATGCCGATGGCGGCGGCGACGGCGCGATACGAGCGTCGTTGGTGATCGATCTCCTCTCGGAGCCTCTTCCCGAGCTGTTGGAGGCGCACGGTGGCAGCGTCCATGTCGGGAACCGGCTGGTCAACGCCCACGTGCTGCATCGTACGCAGCAGATAAGTACGGGCACGTAGTTCACGGTCCAGCGGCGCCCCGGTTTGTCCCGGAAGATTCTCGATGCTGTTTCTGACGCAGCAGCCTTGACGCTGCGGCAGACGCAGGTATGCTGCATCTCATGCAGGACTTGCTAGAGGCGTGGGGCGAGTCGATCGAGGACTACCTCAACGGTCGCAGCCACAGATGGCTCGCCAAGCAGGTGGGAGTGCACTCGACGACCATCGACCGCATCGTCGCCGGGAAGCTCAACCCGAACGACGAGTTGAAGTGGAAGATCGCCGGGGCGCTCGGAGTGCGGATGGATGTCCTTTTCGCATGGCCGAAGGTTGTTCCGCCCGTGCCGGCAGCCGCGTCGTGACTCGCCGACGTGAGGTGCCGACGCTCGCGTTCACCATCCGCGAAGCCGCCGAGGCGCTGCGCCTCGACGACAAGACCCTCCGCTCGTGGGTGAACACGGGGATCGTTCGCACCGTTACTTGGAACCGCACCGCCTTCGTCCCGCGCGTCGAGCTCGACCGAATCATCGACGAGGGAATGGCGGGGACCTTCCCGCCGCCTGCGGTGGCCGCACCAGCACCTTCTTCGGCAGAGGGCGCTGACAGCACAGCTGGTGCGGTCACCGGAGCCGGCGGTCCACGCGAGCGCCACGCAGGGGAAGTCGTGGCACTCGGCCGAAGCGGCGAGGCGGGCGTGCCTGTCCGTCGCCCGCCGGCTCCCACAACGAAACAGCCCCGCCGCGCGGCAACGCGGCAGGGCCGAGACAGCGCCGCGCTGTAGACCGCGGCACAGGAGAGCGTAATGGCATATCCGAGCATGGGGTTGATCATCGACCCCGACGAGACGTTCGAGGTGCGCACGCAGACGACTGCGGGCGGCACTCGGATCGTTGCTGTCGAGATCCGGTTGGCGTCTGGCTGGTTCACCATCCAGGGTGACCCTGAGCCGCTGTTGGCGTTCTTCGCTAAGGCCCACCACGACCTGGCGGTCGCGATCGCCAACGCGTGGCCGAAGGACGCCACGTCGCGCTGCCTGACCGATGTCGAGCACGCAACACTCGCGCCGAACAAGACGGCCGCGGTCGCCCACTACACGCAGCTCGCCGAGGACGCGGCCCGTGTGTGAGTTCGACGCCGACATCCGCGCGGAGATGGCGAAGCTCGAGCAAGACCTGCGCCGCGCCGGGAAGCTCGCCGAACGCGCGCCCGACCATCCGAGCCTCGCTGCGTGGCTGCCGTTGATCGTCGCCGAGTCGAAGCAGCTGGCCGCGAAGCTCGAAGCCCGCCGCCTCGCGGCCAACGACGACGCCGACCGCGCGTGGGTGGAGTTCTCGGAGACGCAGCGGTGACCGCGACCGCCGACGCCATCTGGACGGAGATGGCGGTACGCCTCGAACCGAAGCGTGACCGCTACGGCCGCTACCTCATCGAGGGCAAGCCGTACACGCGGGTCACGACGTTCGCGGAGACGATCGACGACCGCTACAACCTCGAACGCTGGAAGCAGCGGATGACCGCCGTCGGGATCGCCGCCCGCCCAGACCTGTACGCCCAGGTCGCCTCTACGCCCGTCGCCGACAAGAGCACGTTGAACAAGTTGTGCGATCAGGCCGTGGAAGCCGCCAAAGGCTCCGCCGGGGCGAACCTTGGTACGGCGCTGCACAGGTTCACGGAGCGGATCGATTCGGGTGAGCCGATCAACGTGCCCGCCCCGTGGAACGCCGACATCGACGCCTACCAGCAGACGATGAACGCCGCCGGTGTCGAGGTGCAACGCGAGTTCATCGAACGGGTTGTCGTCATCGACCAGCTCGAGCTCGCCGGCACCTTCGACCGACTCGTGCGGCTCCCCGGGCATCCGCTCCCGCTCATCGCCGACCTCAAGACGGGGGCGACGCTCGACTACTCGTGGGGAGCGATCGCGATCCAGCTCGCCTGCTACGCGAACGCATCCCGGCTCTACGACATCGCCTCCGACTCGACCGATGCGATGGTCGACGTCGACCGCGAACGCGCGCTCGTCATCCACTTGCCAGCGGGCACCGCCAACTGCGTGCTCTACGAGGTGGACATCGCCGCAGGGTGGACCGCAGCGCAGCTTTGCGCCGACGTTCGAGCGTGGCGGAAGCGGAAGAATCTCGCCTCCCCCCTCGCCGCGGCACCAGCCTCGGCGTTGGCCGATCCCGCGGACCTCGAGCGGTTCCGCACGCGGGTGCGGGCGATCATCGAGTTCAGCGAAGAAGCCGGCGCGACACTCGCCCGCTCCTGGCCCAAGTCGGTCCCAACCCTCCGCGAAGGCGGACACACGACCGCCCACCTCGAGGCGCTCAACACGATCTGCACGAAGGTCGAAGCGCACTTTCTCATCCCGGACCCGTTTATGACCGCGGCACGCAAAGCCGCGAGCCGTCTGCGGAGCGAAGGGTTTGACGTAGCCCTCGTCGAGCAGTTGCGCAAGGCGCACACGCCCGAGGAGTTCGCGTTGATCGCCGGCGACCTCGTCGAGGGTCGCTCGTGCTTGCAGTTCACCGAAGACGGCGCGCCGGTTGTCGCGCCGTTCCCCACCAGCGAAAGCGAGACCAAGCAGTGACCGACATCTGGGACGACCCCGACCTGATCACCCCCAGCAACTTCGTGAAGTTCGAGAACGTCGGCGACAAGGTCGTCGGCGAAGTCCTCGCCGTTCAGCGTGGCAACGACTTCAACGGCAAGCCGTGCCCGCAGATCATCGTCCGAACCGACGACGGCGAGGAACGCACCGTGACCGCCGGGCAGGCGCAGCTGCGGGCGAAGCTCGCCGACCCCGAACACGGACGACCCCGGCCGGGGGATCGGATCGCGATCGTGTTCACCCGCACCGAGAAGGTCGACAAGGGCACGCTCAAGCACTTCGACGTGCAGGTGAAGCGTGGCGCTGGCGTGGTGTCGGCGCCAGTCGAGTCCGATGCGGCGGCTGGCGGTTCGGGTCTCGCCGCTGCCGACCTGCTGTAGCAGCGGCTCGGTGCTCTCCTACACGCTCACCTACGAGAAGCGGCCCTGGACGCTCAACAGCGAACGCCAGGGCGGCTACTCCAAGACGGGCGCCAAGGGCGGTGGCGGGAAGTTCGGTCGCGCTGCTCGCACACGCGAATGGCGCGGCCATTTCCGTGACCTCGCCGAGCGGATGGGCATGCCCGCGATGGAAGCGATCTGCGTGACCGCGCAACCGTTCACGCGTAACCGGGTGCGGCCCGACACGGCCGCCTGCGTTGGCGCGGTGAAGGCGGCTATCGATGGGCTCGTCGATGCGGGTGTGATCGTCGACGACGGCCCGGACGTCGTCACGGAGATCACGTTCCTCGCGCCGCAGCCGACAGGCACCGACGCGTTGCAGCTCATTGTTTCCGGTTGGCCCGCCGAACGGGATGAGGTCGCCTGATGGGCGCGCTCTTCGTCATCACCATCCTCTGCGCTGGCGGGTTCTCGTGGATTGCGTGGCGGTTATGGGAGTGGGATCGGCCGCAGCGCGAGCGTGACCGCGAGTTGCTCGGCGGTACGAGCGAGTTCGCCGCGTTCCGCGAGTCGCTGTCCGTGATGCCACGCCGCGCGGGGGAGCCACGCCGATGACCGATTCAAGCGCACAGCATCGGCCGGAAGGCGGGCGCTCGCGACAGACAGCGTCGCGCGCCGCTTCACACCCCGATGACCCGTCGGCGTCGTTCGCTGACCGCCTGCTCCTGGCGCTCGGCATCTGGCCTGTTCACGTCAACGAACTCGGCCAGGAAGCCGCCATCGAAGCCGCCGTACAGTTCCGCTGGGACGCGCACCGCTTCCCGATGGTGTGCGAGGACTTCGGCACGGAGCGAGAGCTACGGACCGAGTTGACGAAGGCGCTGCGGGGAGTCGAGACGATCCTCGCCAACGCGTACGGCCACGCCGAGGCGCGATACGAACCGCAGGCGCTTGAAGCTCTCGCTCTCGTCCGTGAGGCCCTGACCTGGGTCGACGACCCGCACGGCGAACTTGCCGACGAGTGCCCAACCTGCGGGGCGCTCTACGGCGAGAACGGTCACGACGCTGAATCATGCGAGGAAACCCCATGAAGGCCATATCGCTGTGGCAGCCGTGGGCGAGTCTGATCGCCTATGGCGTCAAGACGATCGAGACGCGATCATGGTCAACGCCGTACCGGGGCCGCATTGCGATCCACGCGGCCAAGACCACGAAGGGCATTGACCAACTGCCCGGCGACTGCGAGGGCAAGACCGAGGGCGGCTGGGTCTACGGCTACCTCGGTGACTTCCAGGCGTCCTACTGCCGCCGCACCAGCGACGAGGGTCATCGAGGCGACACCCAGCTCGTCTGCCTGGTGGACGACGTATCACCGATGGGCAGTGTCGATCTCGACATGCCGCTCGGCGCTGTCGTCGCGACGGCGATGCTCGTGGACTGCGTTCGGACCGAGCGCATCCTGTGGGAGCCAGATCGCTTCGACGTGAAGGGCAATCTGGTCGAGTGGAGTCGATTCGCGGGCTGTCCGTCGTGGGCCGACGCACGAGTCGCTGAGGAGCAGCGTCCGTACGGCGACTTCTCGCCTGGGCGGTGGGCGTGGCTGCTTCGGGACATCATGCCGCTCGAGGTTCCGATCCCCGCTCGCGGCAGGCCGCAGCATGACGAGTGAACCGCTCCAATCCGGCGAGAGGTCGACTGTGGCTGAACTGGCTCATCCCGACGTGCTCAAGCAGGCGAAAGCCGAACGGCAGGAGCGGATCAAGAAGATGCGCGCCTGCGAGTGCGGATGGCCGATCACCCGCTACCGCAACGGCGACGGACACCACCCCGAGTGCCCCGCCCATCAGCCCGACTTCGGCGAACGGAGCGAGCCATGAAGCGGGAGTGGTTCGTGACCTACGAGGTGACCAGCCGGTCGATCGTCATAACGAAGTTTGGCGAGAACCCGCACGAGATCACCGCAGAGGAAGCATCCGCCCTACGCGACGATCTGCTCGCCGCGACCGTGGCCGAGCACGAACACCGGATGCTGCGGGACGACGGACTGTTGCGCTCCGACGAAGCGCCCGGTAACGGCAAGCAGCAGGAGGGCGCGCGGTGATCCGCCTCCTCATCCCCATCGCCATCCTCGCCCTCCTCCTCACCGCGTGCGGAGCGTGCGCCGACGGCGACCCACTCGACCAACCCATCACCACCC